TAGCCCCAACCAAGCGGAACGGGATGATCTTTACATCAATAACATCAACCCCGTTGTTGCGTTCCCCGGTCAAGGAACAGTGTTGTTTGGTGATAAGACTCTGCAACAAAGACCATCTGCATTCGACAGAATCAACGTTCGTCGCTTGTTTATCATTCTTGAGAAAGCAATTGCAACGGCAGCCAAGTTCCAACTCTTCGAAATCAATGATGCGTTTACCCGCTCGCAGTTCAAGAGTTTGATTGATCCATTCCTTCGTGATGTTCAAGCCCGAAGAGGTATTGTTGACTTTAAGGTGATTTGTGATACGAGTAACAACCCATCAACTGTTGTGGACAGAAATGAGTTTGTTGCAAGTATCTTTATCAAACCATCCCGTTCGATCAACTTTATCACCCTCAACTTTGTTGCAACGGGCAGCGGCGTAAACTTCCAAGAAATCGGTGCATAAGGCATACATACCATAGGAGCAAAGTAAATGAACATCGACAAATTCAAAAACGCAATCGGCGGTGGTGTAAGACCCTCGCTGTTTAGAGTAAAGGGCAATATTGGTACAACCACCAGCCCCGATGTTATGAGTTTCTTGGTTACTGCTGCACAACTTCCCGCTTCGACTCTTGGAGAGATTGATGTTAACTATAGAGGTCGGCAACTTAAACTTCCCGGCTCTCGAACTTTTGAACCATGGACGCTTACAGTCTTGAATGACGAGGGAATGTTCCTGCGTTCACGTTTTGAAAAATGGTTGGATGATCTCAACGGAGCGGCAAGCAACGTAGCACAGCGACCAATTACTCTGACCAATGCGGTAGATTTCCCCACATGGTCGATTGATCAACTTAACAGAAATGGTCAACCGATCAAATCGTATGAACTTCTTTATTGTTTTCCAACTAACGTGAGTGCCATGGATCTCGCCGCCGATGCTGACGGACTTTCCGATTTCCAAGTCACACTTTCATACTCTTACTTCCTCACTAGTGGTGTTAACGGTATTCCTGTTGGAGCCGCACCAATTAGAGAGTAATAGACATAGGGGATAATTATGCCTGTTGAACTTTTTGGGTTTTCTCTTGGGCGAACTAACAAGAGAAACAATGTAGATTTATCGACCCCTCCACAAGCACAAGACGCAAAAGTACCATCATTTGTAATTCCAGATCTTGACGATGCGTACGCCGTCGATGCTGGTGGTGTGTTTGGCTACACTGTTGATCTGGACGGCTCTCTTAGAACCGACACAGCCTATGTCGCAAAATACAGAGACATGGCTACTCAGCCAGAAATCGAAAAGGCTATCGAAGACATCTGCAATGAGGCAATCGTGTTTGATGAAAACCGATATCCGGTTGAAGTGATTCTTGATCATGTTACTCTCCCTGACAATGTTAAAGATTCAGTTCGTAAAGAGTTTCAATACCTTTTAAGACTTCTTGACTTTAACAATAAAGGTTATGAAATCTTTAGACGCTGGTATATCGACGGCAAGGGTTACTATCACATGATTGTTGACCCCAAGAATCCAAAGAAAGGGATTCTTGAAATGCGACCAATTGACGCTGGCAAAATCAAAAAGATCGCAGAGGTTCTTAAGGATAAAGATCCTAAGACTGGTGCGGAGATTGTCAAAGGTGTCAAAGAGAAATATGTCTATCGTGATAAACCTAACCAAGCAACGGCGTTAGAGATTCCGCCGGAGGCTATTTGTTATTATCCGTCTGGCATTTACGATGCTTCAAGATCGCGTGCGATCTCATATCTGCACAAGGCAATCAAGCCACTAAATCAACTTAGGCTCGTCGAAGACGCTACTGTGATTTATCGCCTCTCGCGTGCGCCCGAGCGTAGGATCTTCTATGTTGACGTTGGTAACCTGCCTAAGACCAAAGCCGAACAGTATGTTCGAGATTTGATGAATCGATACAAAAACAAACTGACGTACGACGCATCGACTGGTGAGATGCGTGATGACCGTAAGTTTATGTCGATGCTCGAAGACTACTGGTTGCCTCGTCGTGAAGGTGGTAAAGGCACAGAAATCACAACGCTTGATGGTGGACAAAATCTCGGTGAGATGGACGATGTGATGTATTTTGAAAAGAAACTCTACAAGGCACTTGATGTCCCGATGTCACGAATTGAAGCCGACACTGGTTTCAACATGGGTCGAGCGTCTGAGATCAGCCGTGATGAGTTGAACTTCCAAAAGTTTATCAATAGGCTTCGCAACAAGTTTAATATGTTGTTTGTCAATGCCCTTCGAGTGCAATGCATTCTTAAAGGTATTGTTAGTCAAGAGGAGTTTTACAAGATCTCACAAGACTTGCGTTTTGATTATGTCACCGACTCATTCTTTACTGAAAGCAAAGAGTATGAAATCATCAAAGAGAGACTTGATGTTATGCGTGAGATGACCGAATACATTGGAGAATACTACTCGCGTGACTATGTGCGTAAGAATATCTTGCGTCAGACTGACGAAGAAATCAAGCAACAAGACAAACAGATAGATATTGAAAGAGAAAAGGGTTTGTTGCCTGAAAAGAACGGTGACGGAGGATTCTAATGGACGAAAGACTGAACCATCTCAACATGATTCTTGAAGCCCCTGAGAAGGTGTCGGTCGCGTATACCATGTCCATCCTTGCGTCACGTTGTCTGGGTGCTATTGAGGAAGAGTTTAGAAAGCCACCCGAAGATAAGAAGTCCCCTGAACTTGAAAAGGCTGAAACTGATAAGACACAAGCCGATGCAGAAAAAGCAGAGGCAGAAGCAGATGCAACTGACCCAACTCTTGACCCTGATTTCAAAAAAGAGTTTTACCTTACCTCGTTCGAGCATAAGGGTAAACAAATTGTGCTTAAAAAACTAGGCATGGGTGCATCTGCTCCTGTCTCCGCATATGTTGATGGCAAACGTGCAGAGTTGTTCATGTCGCAAAAACAGGCTGAACGAGAGATTAAGAAACTCATTGACAATGGATTTGTCAAATCAGTAAAGCCAGAGGCAACAGTTGAAAGTCTCCGCTCATTTGGTATGGGTGGTGGAATCGTCGAACATGCCGATGGATCATACAGTGCCATGAAGTTTTCGGACATTCAAGACGCACTTGAAATATATCACAGGCTAAATAAAGAGCATAGAGTTGCCTTTGAAGAAAGACTGCGTAAGTCTCAAAAAGATGCAGCAGATATGATTGGCTTTTTTCAAGAAAGACTAAAGAGGGATCTAGTATGAACGCTAATACAGTTGTAAACGCAATTGCAAATAAACAGTATAACGCTGCCGAAGAAGCCATCGCAGAGATGCTTCAGGCTAAGGTGTCTGATGCCTTGGTTTCGAAGAAGGAAGAAGTGTCTCAAGAATTTGGTAGTCAACTCGGTGAAGCCAAGCATGACAAAGACTATGACGAGTTTTTCAACAAGGCAATGAAAAAGTTTGGTATTTCTTCACCCGCCGATTTGAAGACCGACGAAAAGAAGAAA